GGCGTTGACCGGCGGCGGCCCTACTATGTTTGCCCGCACTGCGCGTCGCGGTTCGCCATCGTCTGGGATCCGCAGCCGGATGGGGAACGGGACATCCAGTGGCCCGATGGGCAGCCCGAGGACGCCTATCTGATCCCGCGCTGTTGCGGGGCCCAGATCGAGCATTGGCAGAAGCTGTCGATGATCCGGGCGGACTGCTGGCTGTCGGAAGAGATCGACGGGGAACCGACACCCCTGGTGCTGAGCGAGGAGGCGTATCAGGCCCTGCGCGCGCGGATGCCGAGCAGCCTGAAGCGGGCGTTCGACATCGACGGAATGCTAACCAGCTTCCAGACCTGGGGCGATTTGGCGGTCGAGTTCGTCGGCTGCCGGGGCGACCAGTTCAAGCTGATGGGCTGGACCATGCTGACCCGGGGCGCGGCCTTTGAGCTGCGCGGCGGGACGCCCGACTATGAACGGCTGAAGAAGCTGCGGTCCCAGGACTGGGGCCGGGGCCAGCTGCCGACCGGAGTGATCGTCACGACGCGGGCGACCGACGTCCAGGGTGATGGGGTCTATACCGAGCTGCTCGGGCATGGGCCCAATGCCGAGACCTGGTCGCTGGACCAGCGCTTCATTCCCGGCGCGACCGATGTGCCGGGTGAGGGGGCCTGGGCCGATCTGGATGCCCTGTCGCGCCAGCCGATCATCTTTCCCGGCGGCCGGGCCTATCCGGTCGACCAGGAAGTGGTCGACGGCGGCTATCAGACCAAGGCGGCGGAGGAGTACTGCCGCCAGCGTCCGAACCGGCTGGTGGTGTTTGGCCGGTCTGGCTGGACCCGTCCGATCCTCGGTCGGGGTGAGAACCTGAAGTACGAGCGGCAGGGAAGCCGAACGGGGTTCGCCTCCAAGCGGGCCGAGGACAAGGCTTATCTGGTCGGAGTCGATGGCGTGAAGTCGATGTTCTATGGCTTCCTGCGGTCGACGCTGAATGTAGCGGCCGAGGAAGAGAAGACAGGCGTTCCGGCCGAACATCGGCCGCGCGGCCTGTGCCACTTCAGCCGGGACACGCCCGATGAGTGGTTCGAGATGGTCACGGCCGAGACCGTGGTGACGGTCGTCCAGCACGGCTATCCGCAGAAGAAGTGGCAACCGCTGCCGGGCCGCCAGAACCACTATCTCGACTGTCGCGTCTATGGCTATGCGGCCGCCGAAAAGCTGATGCTGGACACCCTGTCGGATGCCGACTGGGCCCGGCTGAGGGCCGAACGGTATGCGCCGAAGGATCCGAACCAGGGCGACCTGCTGGCGGCCATGACGGCCGTAGCCCCGCCCTCGCCTGTCGCGCCCAAGGCCGACCCCACCCCGAGCGCCGGCGGCGACGGCTTTGTCGATGCAGGAGGATTTAGCTTTGACTGAGCCCGTCGATCACGATGCCCTGGCCGCCTCCCTCGAACAGGGACTGACGGCCGAGCTGACCGTCGAGAGCGACGGCGATCGCGTGACCAATCGCAGCGTCGGCGACATCGAGCGGGCCCTGAACCTGGTCGAGCGCCGGAAGGCCCTGGCCGCCAATCCCAAGCGTCGTTCGGGAACGACCGTCGTCAGCTTCAGTCCGGAGTAGGACCATGGATCTCGGGCGGATGCTGAACGGGGCCATTGCGCCCTTCGCGCCCCGCTGGGCTGTGCGCCGTGAGGCCGCCCGGATCGCCTATGGCCAGATCCGGGGCTATGACGCGGCGGCGCGCAACCGGAGGACCAAGGGCTGGAAGCGGCCCTCGACCAGCCAGAACGCCGAGAATGCCCGGGCGCTGCGGATCCTGTCGGCCAGCGCGGCGGATCTGTTCCGCAACAACAAATATGCCGCCGGCGGCCTGCGCCACTATGTCGGGGCGGTTTGGGGTGACGGCATCGCGCCGATGATCGCCCACACCGACAAGGCGGTGCAGCAGACCGCGCAGGACGAGTGGGACCGCTGGGCCGAGAGCATGGTGGGCGACCAGGTCGACTGGTACGGCCACGGCAAGCTGCTGGTGCGGGGCGCGGTCGGCCCGGGCGAGAGCCTGACGTTGTGGCAGCCGGGCGAAGACGGCCTGCCGGACGGGGCTGTGGTCGGCCTCGAGGGCGAATATCTGGACGAGAGCCGGACCGAACATCGGGACGGCGGCCGGATCGTCCAGGGGGTGGAATTCCGCGATCGGCGTCGCGCGGCCTACTGGCTGTTCGATGAGCATCCCGGCGATGTGATCTTTTCGCGGTCGATGGCGTCGCGCCGTATCGAGGCCCGCTACATCGACCACTGTTTCGAGAAGCTGAGCCACACCCAGGCCCGCGGTATCTCGCGCTTTTCGCCGCTTATGATGACGCTGCGGGACATCGCCGACATCGAGGACTCGCGCCGGCTGCAGGAAAAGGTCGCGGCCTGTGTCGGCATGGTTCTGCAGTCCCAGCCGGGGGGTGAAGCCTCGCCGCTGGTCAACAATCCGGAGGTCCAGTCGGACAATCGCCCGGACGTCGAGACGGTGACGCCGGGGATGATCCTGCGCCCGCCGCCCGGGGTGACGGCCCACAGCTTTACGCCGGCGCCGTCCGCCGACGGGACGAACTTCATTCGCCAGCAGCTGGCCGCCGTTTCGGCCAGCCTGGTGCCCTATCATGTGCTGACCGGCGATGTGTCGCAGGCCAACTATTCGGGCCTGCGCGCGGCCCTGCTGAGCCAGTGGACCCTGCTGGACGACGACCAGCAGAACATGATCATTCCGCTGATCTGCAAGCCGGCGCTGGAACGCCGGATGCGGGTGCTGGCGGCCCGGACCGGCGACAGCCGCTTCCTCGAGGTCAAGGCGACCTGGGCCCTGCCGGTCCGGCGCCACGCAGATCCGGTGAAGGATCTGATGGCCGAGCTGATCGAGATCCGCAGCGGCCTGAAACTGGTGGCCCGCTCGCTGGCCGAGCGTGGCATCAACGCCGAGGAGCACATGCGCGAGATCAAGCGCATGAACGACCTGATCGACAGCCTGGGTCTGGCGCTGGAGTCCGACCCGCGTCGCGTGACCAAGAGCGGCGTGCTGCAGGCGGCCGCCGGATATCTGATGCCGAAAAACGGCATGACTGACTCGGCTACGGCCGACTGACCCCGGGGGAACCCATGAAGACGACTGCCAGTCTGGTGGCGGCCTCGGCCGCCGCCCTGCTTTGCTCTGCCATGACGCGCGATGCGCCGGGCGCGAATGAGGACCGCCGGGCGCATCCGCCGCAGGGGCCGCAGGCGCGCTTTGCCGCCTTCCAGCCGAGCAGCTACAGCGCCGCCAGCCGGTCCGTGGATCTGGTGCTGTCGATCGGCGCCCCCGTGACCCGCTACGGCTTTGTCGAAGAGCTGGAGATCTCGGCCGAGGCCATCGACCTTTCGCGCGTGACGCGCGGCCTGGTGCCGCTGCTGAACACTCATAACCGCTGGGAGATCAATGCCGTCCTCGGCACCATCTCCAACGCCCGGTTCGAGACCCTCGACGGCGTCGCCGCCCTGGTGGCCACCGCGACCTTTGCCGACACCCCGGCCGGTCGAGAGGCCGAGGGCATGGTGTCGCGCGGTGAGCTGCGCGGCGTGTCGATCGGCTACGATCCCAAGAAGTGGGAGCTGGTCTCGATCAACGACGAAACCGAAGTCCGGACCTGGCGGGCCACCTCGTGGGAACTCCTCGAGGCCAGCCTGGTCCCCGTTCCCGCCGACCCCGCCGCCGGGGTGCGCTCGGCGGCCCCTTCCCCCGGCCTTTCCCAAACCCCCGGCACTCACGCCACCCAGGAGACTGAAGACATGATCCGTTCCCGTATGATGGGCGGCGTGGCCGCCGCCGCGCTCGCCGCTCCCGCCTACGCCCCTGACGCCGGCACCGGCGGCGGCGCCCCGGCTGCCCCTGCCGCCGAGCGCGCGGCTGATCCGGCCCCGGCTCAACAGCCGGCCCCCGAGCCCACGAACGCCGTTCGTGGCGCGCCCGCCCCGGCGGCCAGTCCGGCCCCGGCCCCGGCCAGTGGCGTGACCCGGTTCAGCGCGGTCGAAGCGCTGGCCTTTTCGGCCGATGGAGCGGCCTTTGGCCTCGGCACCCGCGCCGCAGAGCTGGTGGCCCAGAATGAGCGCGGCGAGATCTCGGTCGAGACGGCCCGGGCCGCCCTGCTGCGCGAAGCCGGTGAGCTGCAGCGTGCGGCCACGGGCGGCGCGCCGCAGGCCCCGGCCGCCGGCGGCGCCGGCCGTGCGGGCGTGCCCTCTGACTCGCCCGAGGCCACTCGTTCGGCTGTGGTCGACGCACTGGTCGCCCGTACGCTTCGCTCGGAGCCGACGGAACAGGCCCGCCAGTTCATGGGGATGCGCCTGCTGGAACTGGCTGTTGCCCGGACCGCCGGTCTGAACCCGCGCGAGCGTGATCCGCTGACCATCCTGCGGGCCGCGCACACCACGTCGGACTTCCCGCTTATCCTTGAGGCGGCGGGTAACAGGATCCTGCTGGCTCGCTACAACGCAGCCCAGCCGACCTATCAGGCCATCGCCCGTCGCCGTGACCTGACCGACTTCAAGTCGACCAAGCTGCTGCGCATCGGCGACTTCCCGACGCTGCAGGCCTATGCCGAGGACGGTGAGATCAAGTCCGGAACGATCAATGAGGGCCGCGAGTCGGTGACCCTGGGATCGTTCGGTCGGATCCTGCGCCTGTCCCGGCAGGCCATCGTCAACGACGACCTCGGGGCGTTCGATGATGTGTTCGGCTCGATCGGCGGCATGATCCGCCGGTTCGAGAATGCCACGGCCTATGCGGTCAAGGCGCAGAACAGCGGCAACGGTCCGAAGCTGTCGGACAATGTCAATCTGTTCAACGCGGCCCACGGCAACCTGGCCGGCTCGGGCGGTGCGATCAGCGTGGCGACCCTGGGAACGGGCCGGGCCGCCATGATGAAGCAGCAGGATCTGGACGGAAACGTCCTGAACCTGATGCCGAGGGTGCTGCTGGTCGGCGCCGACCAGCTGACCACGGCCCAGCAGGTGACGGCCTCGATCCAGCCGGTCGTGCTGGGCGAGGTCAACCCGTTCGCCGGCACCCTGCAGGTGGTGGCCGAAGGCGCTGTCGCCGGCAATGCCTGGGAGCTGTACGCCGACCCGAACGAGGCCCCGGTCTGGTCCTACGGCTATCTGTCGGACTCGCCGGGTCCGCGCGTGCTGTCGGAAGAACAGTTCAACGTCGACGGCATGGCCTGGCGCGTCACGCTGGACTTCTACTTCGGTGCCACGGACTTCCGCGGCGCCTACCGCAACCCGGGCCAGTCATAGCCCGTCCGATGCCTCCTGGCGGTTGATCCCGTCACGCCTCCCCGGGGCCGCGCAAGCGGCCCCGGGTCCTTTTCCCCTGTCGATGATGTCAGGCGACCCGACGTGCCCGTGCGCGCCGGGTCGCCTGTCTTCACCGGCGGCCAATCCTCCGGCTTCACCCAGCGCAAGGAAAGCGAACAATGCGTAACTTCATCAAGCGGGGCATTGGCCTCGACCTGGTCGCCCCCGCGGGCGGCGTGACCGCCGGTACCGGCGTCAAGATCGGCGCCATCATCGCCATTCCCTCGACCGATGCGGCCGAGGGCGAGACCTTCAACGGCGACACCGAAGGCTGTTTCGAGCATGCCGCCGCGACCGGTCAGGCCTGGGCTGTCGGCGCCGTGGTGTACTGGGACGATACGAACAAGGTCTTCACCACGACCTCGACCAGCAACACCAAGGCCGGTGTGGCGATCGAGGCCAAGCTGTCGGCAGCCGCCGTCGGCAGCGTCAAGCTGATCGCGGTCATCTAGGCCCGCTGTCATGAGCTTCGCCGAGGCCGTGGCGCGGCAACAAGATGCCGTTTTCCGCCGCCTCGGCGAAGACGCGACCTGGTCGGGGATCGACGATCCTGTCCGGATCCGGGTCGCCGAAAAGGACGAGGAGGCGTCCTGGCGCGAAAGCCAGGCCGTCGTCCGTGCCCGCTATGTGCGGGTCCGGCAGTCCGAAGTGTCCGATCCGTCTCCGGGGCAGACCCTGACCCGCACGACCTCGGGAGAGTCGCTGCGCGTGATCGAGACGCCGACGCTGGACCGCAAGGGGGTCTGGCTTTGCAAGGTGGTGCCCCATGTCTAGCCGCCGCGATGAGGTTCTGGATGCCATCGAGGCCGGTCTGAGGGCTGCCCTGCCGACGGCCGACATCGGCCGCAATCGGGAGTTTCCGACCCGCATCGAGGCAGGCGGTCATCTGATCATGATGGACGGGGAACCGGGCGAGGCGGAAGTCGACCTGTCGCCCGTGTCCTACACCTATCAGCACCGGGTGCCGCTGATCTTTGCCGCGCCGGATCGTGCGGCGCTCGAGGCGCAGTTTGCGGCCGTGCGGGCGATGGTCGAGGCCGACCGCTTCCTCGGCGGGCTGTGCAGCTGGCTGGAGACCGAGGCGCCCCTGACCTCTGACCTCGAGAGCGCGACCGCAGAAGCCGGGATCGAGGCCGGGGCCGCGCTGATCGTCGAATATTCCACCCCCTCGCCGCTGTAGCGGCTTCATCTGACAGGAGCATCCCATGGGACGCGCGCTCGGTGCCAATGCCATTCTGGCGGCGGCCTTTTCCTCGGCTGGCTATGGCACGGTGCCGGCGGCCAACGGCTATCGGCGGCTGCCGTTCGTCTCGGCCAGCCTTGGCGATGAACAGGGGCTGCTGGACGACGATCTGATCGGCCAGGGCGGTGATCCGCTGGCCCCGGGTCAGGACGTCGTGAACAACCGGGGCGACCTGGTGGTGCCGGTGGATCTGCGGCACATCGGCTTTCACCTGAAGGGCCTGCTGGGGGCGCCGGTGACCACGGCGGGCATTCCGGCCAGCGGCAGCATCGTGTTTTCGGCGCAGCCGGCCAACAGCTCGGTCATCACACTGAACGGGACGGCGGTGACCTTGGTCACCGGCACGCCGACGGGCAACCAGGTCAAGATCGGCGCGACCCTGGCCGAGACGATCGCCAATCTGGCGGTCTTCCTGAACCGCAGCGCCGACGCCAATCTGACGCCTGCCAGCTATCGGGCCGAGCCGGACGGCCTGACCCTGTCGATCGTGCATGATACCCAGGGGACGGGCGGCAATGCCTACACCCTGGCCAAGGGCACGTCGCCGAACCCGAACTGCACGCTGTCGGGCGCGACCCTGACGGGTGGCGCGGCCTCGGGCGCGTTCCAGCACCTGTTTACCTCGGGGGCCATGATCCTGCCGGATGCGGCGATCGAGGTCGGCAATCCCGATGTGCCGTCGTTCGGCATGAACCGGGGGGTGATGTACGACACGCTGAACATCCAGGCGCAGCGCTCGGGCCAGCTGAATGCCCGGTTCGGCGTGGTCGCCCAGGGCGAGACCCGCGCCGGCGCGACCGTGGTCGGCACGCTGCTGGCCGACTGGGTGCTGGAGCGCTTCAGCCAGTTCTCGGGCACGATCGAGGCGGACGGTGTGCCGCTGGGCCGGGTGACCCAGGCGGCCCTGACCTACAACAACGCCCACGACATCGACGACAGTATCCGCAGCGACGGGCGCATCGGCGGGGGCGACCCCACCAAGCGGGTGATCGGGCTGAACACCACGGTTCGCTTCGACAGCCGGGCCCTGTTCGACAAGGCGATCGCGCGCGAGACGGTGGCGGTGCGGTTCGGCTGGAATCTGGGCGCCAACAAGTCGCTCGACTTCCTGTTCCCGCGCATCCACCTGCCGCTGGTCAAGGTGCCGGTCGAAGGCCCCGGCGGGCTGCGGGCCAGCTTTGACACCCGGGCCTCGAAGGATCCGACGCTGGGCCACGCCATGCGCGCCCGCCTGATCAACGACGTTTCGGCCTACTGATGCAGACCGTCGTTCGACTGGGGCTGGAGCCCTACTGGCTGGATCTGTTGCCGGGCCTGAGGGTGCTGGTTGAGGCGCCGGGATCGGTGGCCTGGATGATCGCCCGCGATGCCGCCTGGCGCGCGATGCGGGCGGCCGCCGGGTCCGATGTCGATGAGGGTGCGGACACCGCCGATGTGCCGGACGATGCCTGGGCCGAAGGGCAGGTGGCCTTTGCCATCGCCCTCGCCCAGCGTTCGATCAAGGCCTGGGAGGGTGTCGGGGATGCGGAGGCCCAGCCTCTGGATCCGACGCCCGATCGCATCGCCCAGCTGCTGAAACAGCATGGGCCGTATGAGGCCTTTCACCAGAAGTACGTCAAACCGGTCCTGGAGAGGGAAGCGGAAAAAAACGTCTCATCGCTCTCGTCAAATGGTGCTGGCAAGACGAGGGCGAGAGCTACTGCCGGGAGTGCCGGGAAGAAAACGGCAAGGCCTGCGAAGGCTGTCCGCTTGAGGCGAACCAGCCCCGATCCGACGTCGGCTGGCTGAGCTGGGAGGCCCTGCGCACCTGTCGCTGGCAGGTGCGGACCAGCTTCAACGGGGTCTATGCGCTGGACCACGGCGCGGTGATGGCCGTGGCACAGGGGCTGGGTCTGGGGCAGCTGACCCAGGGCCCCGGCTTTCTGGCCGAGATTCTGCCTTATGCCGAAGTCCTGCTGGTCAACAGCCTGACGAAAGAGGGGGATTGAGCCGTGTACAAGGTTCGATCGACCGATCTGGAAGGGCAGGCGGCGGGCCTCGAGGCGGATCTGGCACGGGCCGTCACGAACGGCGTTCGCGGCGCGACCGAGGCCCTCAAGGGCGACATCCGCGAGGCGACGGCGGTGGCCTTCAGCCTGTCGAACCGCCTGCCGAAGGCCTGGCGGTCGCAGGTGTTTCCCCGGTACGGTGACAGCGTCGACGCCTCGGGCTGGATCGCGGTCAAGAGCACGGCCGCGAACATCATCCAGTCGGCCGCCGAGGGCACCTTGATCCGGGCACGCGGCCGGAAGTGGCTGGCGATTCCGACTCCTATCGCTGGTCAGTTTGGGCTGAAGGCCGGCTTGGACTCCTCCACTTCGATCCGCACGAGAGGCGCGCGAGAGAGGATAACCCCCGCAGGCTTTGAGCGTCGGACGGGCATAAAGCTCCAGTTTATCAAGGGTCGGACTGGCCGGGCGGTTCTCGTTGCTCGCAATGCGACGCTCAGCGCGTCCAGAAAATATCCGACGATCAAGCGATACACGGGCAAGGGCCGATACTCTCGCTTGGTTGGCCCCTCCGGCACCACTTACGTGGCTTTCGTACTGGTTCGTGCGGTCCAGATGCGGAAGCGGCTGGATCTGGACGTCTTTGCCGCCCGCGCCGCCGCGCGCGGGCTTCAACTGATTCATATGGGCTGAGGGAGGCGAGCGTGGCGGATGTCGTGAAGACCATTGCCTATCGCCTGCAGCCCGATGGCGGGGTCGAGGTCGCCAGCGCCTTCAAGGCCGTGGAGACCGCCGGGGTGCAAGCCGGCAATGCGGTGGCCCAGGCCAGCGATAAGGCCACGGTCGCCGGCGAACGTCAGATGGCCCAGTGGCGCCGGACTGCGGAGGCGCAGCGCGCGGCCCAGCAGGCGCAGGTCAGCCAGGAGACCTTCGCCCGCGCCCTCGGCATCAATCCGACCGGCAACTCGGCCCGGGATTCCGCAGCCGTCTTCCAGGAGTCGATCGAGCGCACCGAGCGGGAGGCGCAGGCCGTGGCCCGCTTGCGGGCCGAGCTGGACCCGCTGCGGGCCGCGACGGATCGCTATACGATGGAGGTCGCCGAGCTGACGGCCTGGCATCAGAAGGGCCTGATCAGCACGACGGAGCTGTCGACGGCGCAAGCCCGGCTGAAGGCCAACTATGACGCCAACACGATCGCCATTCAGCGGAACACGGCGGGCCTGACGCGCAACCAGATGGCCAGCCGGTTGAACCTGACCCGTCAGGGCGCGGACGTGCTGGTCACGGCGGCCATGGGCATGAACCCGGCCATGATCGCCATTCAGCAGGGGCCGCAGATCCTGGATGCGCTGGCGACCTCGGGCATCAAGGCGCGCGCGGCCCTGTTCCTGCTGGGCGGCGCGTTCGGCACGATGGCGGCGGCCGCGGCGGTGTCGGCCTATGCGGTCTGGGATGCCGAGCAACAGAATCTGGCGCTCGAGAGGGCGGTGACGGGCCTCGGCCGGACCTCGGGCCTGACGGCCCAGCAACTGGACGATCTGGCGCGCGCAGGTGCCGAACAGGGCGAGGTGTCGATCAAGTCGGCCCGGCAGCAGGCGGCGGCCTATGTGTCGACGGGCCGGATCGCGGGCGAGATCATTCCCGAGCTGATCGCACTGGGCCGGGACTATGCCTCGGTCATGGGGATCGATGCCGAACAGGCGACCCGGGACCTGGCCAAGGCGATGGCCGAGCCCGACAAGGTCGCCCGCGACCTGACCCGGACCATGGGGCTGTTCGATCAGGAGACCCTCGACACGATCGACAGTCTGGTGAAGGCCGGCGACCTGCTGGCCGCGCAGAAGATCCTGCTGGAAGGCATGGATGGCGCGCTTAAGGGCCACGCCGATAACGTCAATGAGATGACGGACGCCTGGCAGTGGCTGGGTCGCACCATCAGTGATGCCATCACCAAGTTCGGAGAATGGCTGTACGTCACCGATACCGAGAAGCTGGCGAAGTACGATGCGGATCTGGCCCGTCGGGCACGCCTCGGTCCGCGCGGTGCGGGTGCGGCGGACACCGCCCGTGTTCAGGCTGAGCGGGATGCTCTGGCGGCTGAGATCGAGGCGCGCGGTGTTTCGCCGGAGGAGGCTGAAGAAGCGGCCGCCAACCGGGAGGCACAGTTCGAGAAGGACCGTCAGGATCGCAATCGTGGCCGTTCGGGTGGATCCAGCCGTTCGGCCGAGCGCGAGGCAGAGCGCGAGGCGCGCGAGACGGAACAGCGCCGGCGTCGCGCCGAGGACCGCGAGCTGGAACTGCAGATGATCGAGGCCCAGGCGGCCGCCGATCAGCAGCGCATCCAGGCCCTGGAACGCCAGCAGGACATCACCCGTCGTTCGCGCGAGCTGATCGACGACGGTGTGGAGGAGAACAAGGCCTATATGACGGCCCTGGCCGAACAGGCCCGGATCGATGTCGCGCGGGCGGTCGAGCAGGACCGGGCGTTCGACACCATCCAGCGCAGCCACGCGATCGAGGTGGCCAGGGTCGAGGGCAATCGCGAGCTGGTTCACCTGCTCGAGGAGCAGGAATGGCTGCGCCGCCGGACGATGGAGTATGCGGAGCGCGAGCGCGACTTGGACAAGGCCAAGTCGCTGGCCATTGCCGACCAGAATGAGCTGATCGCCGCCCGAGCGGTCGCGGCCGAGCGGGCCGCAGAGGCCGCCGCGCGCGAGCGGGCCATCTATCTGGCCGACCTGCGCGGGGATCGGGCGACCTTTGACCGTCTGGATAGGGACCAGAGGATCCGGGAGCGGGCCGAGGACATGATGGATCGGGACAAGACCGGGAAGCTCACTGACGCCGAAGCCCTGCGCCGCGCGCGCCGCGAGGTCACAGAGGAGCTGGCGGCCGAGACCGAGGGGGCCTTCAAGGCCGGGATGGCGGACTTCATCCGTGACATCCGCCGCTCGGGCCTGCGTGAAGCGCTGTCGGCCCAGTTCGAACGGGCCGCTGACCGCTTCCTCGAGAAGCTGTTTGACGGGCTGATGGAGTTCGACTGGGCGCGCCTTCTGGGCCGGTCCGGCGGCGGGGGCGGCGGCTGGCTGGGCACGGTGCTGGGCTTTGTCGGCGGTTTCAGCCCCGGTGTCAGCCAGGGCTTTCTGGACAATCTGGGCAGCGGCGCCGGCGGCGGGGCCGGGGCGTTCAACGGCCCCGCAGCGCTTCCGGTGCTGTCGGCCAAGGATGTGGCCCAGCGGACGGCCGCCATCTCGGGCGGCAAGAGCGCGCCCCCGATCGTTGTCCAGCTGAACACGACGCTGAACGCCCCGGGCGCCGGTCCGCGCGAGGTCGATGCCCTGTCGCGGCGCCTGGACCAGATGCAGGCCGAGCTGCCCGCCGTGATCCCGGGGCTGGTCAATGAGGCGCTGAGCCGGGGGCAGGTGCGATGACTTATCCTGTCATGCCGGCCTATGCGGCGTCGGAGTATTTCGAGCCGGAATGGGTCGACTTTCAGAGCCCCACGGCCGACGGCCGGGTCGGCGGGGTGGCGGTCGGTCCGCCGCTGTGGCGCGGGCGCTGGTCGCTGAGCCGGAAGATGTCGCTGGAGGCCTCGGAACAGTGGCGGGCGTTCGTGTCGCGCATCCGGGGCGCGCAGCTGCCGTTCTTTGCGCGGGATCTGGCCCGGCCCTGGCCGCTCAAGTATCCGAACGGCTTTGGCGGGATGACCCGGGCCGGGGGCGGTGCCTTTGACGGCACGGCCACCAGCTGGTCGGTCAATGTCACCCGCGATACGGCGACGCCGACGGGCCTGCCCGCTGCGCTGGCGCTGTCGGTCGGCGACTATGCGATGTGGCGCTGGACGACGTCGGGCGAGCCGCGCCGGGCGTTGGCCCGCGTGATCGATGCCGCCACAGCCAATGGGTCGGGGGTCGTCGCCCTGCGCATCGAGCCGCCCCTGCCGGCGTTCGTTCCGTCTGGCGCGGTGATGGATTTTGCCGAGCCGTGCTGCGTCATGAAGCGGGTGACCGCCGAAGGGCGTCTGGGGTCGAAGGACCGGACGCTGAAGGTCGACGGCGAGTTTCAGGCCATTCAGGACCTGAGGCCCTGAGATGAAGATCCTGTCGCCTGACGCCCTGGCCGCGCTGGAACGCGGCGACGCCGTCGTGTCGGCCGCCGTCCGTATCGCACTGGATCCGCCCGCCCTGTTCTGGGGCGGGTTCGGTCCGTTGGTGATCGCGGGCGAAACCTATGTCGGGGTCGGCGATCGCGGCATGGTCAGTTCGACGCGCGGGTCGATCGGGACCGCTGAGTACAAGACGGAGCTGAAGCTGTCGGGGGTCGATCCCGATGTGGCGGCGGCGCTGGACCTGAGAGCGCTGCGCGGCAAGGGCGTGGTGATCCGGCGGCTGATCTTTGATTCCTCCGGGTCGATCCTGCTAGCCGAGAACGTCTGGCAGCGCGGCCGGATCGACCTGGCCACGCTGGATGAGACAGTCGGCGGGGCCTCGACCCTGGTGATCTCGGTCGAGGGCGCGGCCCGCGGCCTGGGCCGCCGGTCGGAGCGGATGCGCAGCGATGCCGATCAGCGGCTGATCGATCCGACGGACGGCGGGATGCGCCGCACGGCCTTTGCCGGCGAAAAGACCATCTATTGGGGTGGCAAGGTTCCGGCCCGGGCCGGCCGGCTGTTCCAGACCAACAGCAACCGGCTGCGCGGCGGCAATCCGCAGCTGGACCCCGGTGACTTCGGAGGCGGACGATGACGAACGCCGTTCGCGTGCCCCCGGCCGTGGGGGCCGCCGCCTTCATCGCCTATCTGGCCCAGCGCGAGTCCTGGGCGTTCGGGTTTGGGGCTGAGGGTCGGGTTCAGGACTGCGCGCGATTCGCCGACGGCGGGGTGCTGGCCTTTCACGGGGTGGCGCCGCTGGCGTCATTCGCCGGCCAGTGGTCGACGGCGCGGGGGGCCGCGCGGGTGATCCGTCGCGCCGGGGGGCTGGCGGCGGCGGTGTCGACCGTCATGGATCCGGTTTCGGTGACCCTGGCCCGTCGGGCCGATGTGGCCCTGTTCATTGACGCCAAGGGAGCGGAGGCCCTGGCCCTGGTCGAAGGGCAGACGCTGGTCGGACCGGCCGAGGGAGTCGGGCTGGCGCGGTTGCCGCGCAGTGCCATGATCCGCGCCTGGACGGTGCGCCGATGATCGGGCGTCTGGCGCTGATCGGCGCGCTGACCGTCTGGCTGTGGGCGACCTTGGTCGCGCCGGCCCATGCGGACCCGATCAGTGCCGCTGTGGTCACCTATCTGGGACTTTCGGGCACGGTCGCCGGCGCGGTCGCCGCCTTTGCCGTGCGGAGCGCCATCTATTCCTTTGCCAGCTGGGGCATGTCGCGCATCAGCCGGGCTCTGTCGCGCGGCCGTGACGGGGTCCAGGACCGCCAGGCGACGGTGACGACCCTGTCGGTCGGCGAGGTGCCGCGCGAGCTGGTTGTCGGGCGGGCGGTCACCGGTGGATCTCTGGTCGATCCCTTCAACTTTGGTGGCCAGTACGGCACGGATACGGTCGTTCGCGTCATTGCCCTGGCCGATCACGAGATCACCCAGCTGGAAGGCTTCTTTGTCGACGACGCCTATCAGGGGTTCGGATTCTCGGGCGTGCAGCTGGGCTTCAACGGCAAGCTGGATATCGAGTTCGTCAACGCCTCGGCGGCCGGCGGCGTGCCGCCCGCCCGGTTCGCCAGCGAGGGCGGCTGGACAGCGGCCGACAAGCTGATCGGCGTGGCCCATGTCTGGGTGGCCTATACGATCGATGAGGAGGCCTGGACCGGGCATCCGGCGTTCCGGTGGCTGGTCAAGGGCGCCAAGTTCTACAATCCGGCCAAGGATCCGGCCCTGGGCTATGCGGGGCCGAGCCCGCACGTCTGGGACGATCCGTCGACGCATGAGTTCACCGAGAATGCCGCGGTCATTGAGTACAACTATCGCCGGGGGATCTATGTCACCGGCCGGCACGGCCAGGCCGAGCACCTGCTGTTCGGGCGGGGCCTGACGACCGAGGAAGCGCCGCCCGAGGCGGTGCTGCCGTGGATCGCCCTGTGCGATGAGCTGGTCGGCGGCGCGCCCCGTTATCGCGCGGCCGGGGTGATCACGACCGCCGACGGGCATGATGTGGTGGCCCAGTGGCTGGCCGATGCCATGGCCGGTCAGGTGGTGCAGCGCGAGGGCGGGATCGAGGTCGAGCCGGGCCATGCCAAGGCCCCGGTGATGACGATCACGGACGGCGATCTGGTGGTCGGCGAAAAGGTCGTGTTCAACGCCTTCAGCCCCGATGGATCGAACGGCCGCTACAACACCGTCATCCCCCGGTATGTGGAGCCGGAGCAGGGCTGGCAGGACCATTCCGGGCCGGTGCGCCGGGATCTGGACGACATCCGCGAGGACGACGGTCCGCGCGAGCTGACCCTGCCCCTGCCGCTGGTCACCTGGGGCGCCCAGGCGGACCGGTGCGCCGAGATCAGGCGCCGGCGTGAACGCAAGGAGCGGAGGGCCTCGATCGTGCTGCCGCCGCGCTTCGCCGCGCTGGAAGAGGGCGACTGGATCGATTGGCAGAGCGATCGCCGGCACGGCGGGGCGACCGTCACCTATCAGGTCGAGGAAGCCGAGCTGGGACCGAACTGGCGGCAGTATCTGGTGCTGCGCGAGATCTCGGCCGACGTGTTCGACGACGGCGACGAGCTGGACGACGACGCCGATCCGCTGACGCCCACGCCCCAGCCGGACCCGGTCTATCTGACGGAGGTCGCGGTCCAGCCGATGCAACTGTCGGCCAGCGAGACGGGGGCGGTGCAGCCCGGTCTGCGCTTCGGCTGGGCGGTGCCGGTTGATGCGGCGATCGTCGCCATCCGGGCCGAGGTGCGGCTGCGCGGTGCGACCGATGTGGCCCCGACGACGACCGAGGCGGTCAATGCCGGCATCCTGCCGGTGACGCAGGGGGTGCTGTCGGGATCGTGGCTGGAAGCGCGGCTGGTGCCGGTGACGCGGACGAACCGGCAGGTCGTGCCCTCGAACTGGGTGCTGTTGCGCGTCGGTCAGGGGGTGTCGGATGATCTGACCCCGACCGGGCCGGGCCGCCGGCGGGTTCTGTGGGACCAGCTGGATGAAGCCCGCGCGCGGTTCGATGCGGATCTGGAAGCCGAGGGCGAGGCCGAGGCGAACGAGGTTCTGACCCGGGCGCTCGTGGGCGTGCTGGCCGAGGTCAATCCGGTCTCGCGCCGGGCCCTGCTGCGCGCGGCCGAGCTGGATCTGGAAGGATCCACGCTCAACCTGTTCGATGTGACGTCCCGGACCGAGCTGGGCCTCGACGACTTCGGCGATGTGAACCGCCCCCTGCGGCCGGACATCATCACCGACAGCGGGCTGGTGGTGCAGCTGGAGCTGTCGGACGCGGTCGATGGTCTGGAAGGCCAGATCGGTCTGGTCGCGGCCGATGTGGTCAGCCTGACGTCGGATCTGGCGCTGGCCGAAACGACGCTGCAGGGCGAGATCGATGCGGTCGAGCTGACCGTCGGGGGGCATACGACGGAGCTGGCGACCCTGACGTCCGATCTGGCGGCGGCCGAGCTGGCCCTGGGGGGCGAGATCGATGCGCTCGAATCCACGGTCGGCGGGAATACGTCGGCGATCGCCGGGCTGACGACGACGGTCGGGGGGCACACGACCCAGATCGGGGCCCTGGACGCTGACCTTACCGGCCTGGCCGGGGATCTGGCGGCGGCCGAGACGGCGCTGGGCGCGGACATCGATGCCGTCGAGATCGGTCTGGCCACGCTGGAAACCGACTTCGGCGTGGCGGAGCTGAAACTGGCGACGATTGAGGAAGGGGCCGAGGTCAACCCGGCGGATCTGGCGGCGCTGGACATGACGGCCTTCCTGAAGCTGGACGGCCTGCCGAACGGGGACGATCTGGGCCTGCTGTCGCTGAAGGATGCGATCGGCACCGCTGACATCAATCCGAACAGCATCGAGGGGCTGGACCCGTTCGAGTTCACCGGAACGGTGACGACGGCGGGGGCGACGTCTGACGCAACGGCCGTCACGGTGATGACGTTCGACGTGGACACCGACGGCGAGCAGCTGCAGATCGAGATGGCCTTCATGGCCAAGTTCTGGCACCCGTCCGCCGGCGACTTCACCCTTCATATCCGGTTCGACCGGGTCGGGTTCGGGCCGGTGCGCAACGACCTGGTGATCACCGCGATCAATGGCGACCAGCTGCACGGCTTCTGGTCGCCGACCTTCCTGGACCAGCCGGCTGCCGGCACGCACACCTATCGGATGCTGGCCTGGGCCTCGACCAATACCGGATTCACGCACCGGGACTTTACGGACCGGACGGCCACTGTCCGACATCTGAAAACCGTCGCCCTGGTCTGACCGGGCTTCATCTGACAGCAAGAAAGGAGACCGCTCATGGCCGATGCCACTGAGACCGGAGACGCGCGCATCGAGACGCTGAAGGCCCGTCAGGCCGAGCTGCGCGCCGAGGCCGCCGAGGCCGATGCCGCCACGCTCGGCGCCCTGATCGAACAGGCCACGGCCCTCGGCGACGCGGCGGCCCGGCTGGAGGTCGAGACGCAGCGCCTGATCGTCAAGGCGACCGATCGCGGCCAGGCCCTGGGCCCGCACGTCACGAACGCCGTTCGTGCCGCCCGCAATGTCGGCGTGGTGCTGGCCGCGCTGAAGGCCGACGCGGATGCCGCGCTGAAGGTGAAGGGCTGAGCCCATGGCCGAACCGTTCGACACCCTGGCGGCCGAGCAGATCACCCTGCTGGAAGGGCTGATCGCCGGCACGATCGAGCCCGAGGCCGCGACCGGCGACCTTGCGCAGATCTTTGAGGCGCTGAGCCTGAACTCGGGCGTGCTCGAGGCGGTCAAGGCGACGCTGGGCCGGGTGCGCGGTATGTTCGTGGTCTCGGCACCGCCGTCGGACTTTCTGGGGGTGCCCGGTTCGACCGCGATCGATCTGACCAACCGCATCTGGTACGGGCCGAAGGATGCCGTCACGGGCTGGCCGACGGGCGTGGCCTTCATCGATCAGGGCCCGACGGGGCCGACCGGGCCGCAGGGGCCGCAGGGGGAAACGGGCCCGCAAGGTGCGACGGGACCGCAGGGCCCGACGGGGACCGATACGGCCACTGTGGCCCTGCAAATCATGGAGGGGTTCGGTGACCTGCCCCTGACGATCGCGCAGGCCGCCGCGCATACGCGGCGGGGCATCCATCTCAAGTTTGCCGAAGGCTATTTCCGCAATGGCCTTGAGGTTGAGAGCTCCATCGCAGATCTCGCGGGTTTCACCTGCGTGCGTTCCACCGGCGGCTATGGGCCGAACGCAGACGGATCCTGGACGTGGTTCGGCGTCAACGTCCCGCGGCTGACCTGGGGGCTGATGGTCGAGGCCGCTGCGACCAATCTGCTGACCTACAGCAACGATATGGCGAATGCCGCATGGTCGAAGCTGCGCGGCACGGCCAGCAAGACGGCGGCCGGGTTCGACGGTGCGGCGAACGGAGCCAGCATACTGACGGCGACGGGCACCAATGCCACCTTCCGGCAGGACCTGGTCTCCTCCTCTGCGCTGCGAACGACGTCTATCATCATCAAACGCCGCACCGGGACCGGCAAGGTTGCCCTTTCCATGGGCGCGCGCGCGACCGGGACGAACCTCATCGCTAACGGCGGGTTCGCCAGCGACACGGTGTGGACCAAGGGAACGACCGGCTGGGCCATCTCGGGAGGGGTTGCGACGTTCACGCCCGCCAATGGCGAAGCCGGGTATCTCAGTCAACTCGTGGGCTCCCTGCCGACTGGGAAGCTCTACATGATCAAGTTCGACGTGGTGGCCGTGAGCGGCGGAGCCAGTGTTTCGCCCTACGTCGGCAACTCGCCGAGCCTTGGGGTCGCGGCGACCCTCGGCACCTACGTCGCCTATGGCATGGCCGATGTGAGCAACCTTGGCCTCGCCATTCGAGGTCAGGGCGCGTCTGGATCGATAAGCATCGACAATGTGGAGGCTTATGAAATTGCCGAGACTGAGCTGGTCCTGACCTCGGCTTGGCAGCATCTGAGAATTCCATCCGCGACGATGGATAACCCGGTGATCATGCTGCGTCTGGCCACGTCGGGCGATGCGGTCGACGTCGGCAACATTCAGCATGAGCTGGGCGGCTTTGCGACCAGCCCGATCATCACGGCAGGATCGACGGCGACGCGTGCCGCCGATCAGTTGCGGATCGATGGCGTGGATCTGGGCGGGGCTATGACCCTGCTGGCCGATTTTGTGGTCGCGGGCCAGGCGACGGATGTGTCGCTGGGCAACCGCTTCATCCTCGACATCGGGACAGCCAACGCCAACCGGAGTTATCTGTATCTCGACACGGCAACACCGAGGCTGCGCACCAGCGTCCTCAAGGACTCGGCGACACAGGCCGACGTCTTTGTGGCTGGCTCGGCCGGGATCGGTGCGACGGTAAGGGCCGCCGCCCGCATCAAGGACGATGATTTCCGCATGGCGGGCTATGCCGGGGCACTGAGCGCAGCCGACGTCGACGGAGACACGCCCGCCGGCATGACGCGGGTGACCCTCGGCGCGGCCCTGAACAACACGACCCATCTGCACGGCGTAATCCGTGAGCTGGCGATCATTCCGGCCGGGCTGAATGATGCCGGCCTTCTGGGCGAGGCGGCGTAGGCGCATGATCGAGCACCACATCATTGGCACCATCGCCGAGGTCGGCCCCCGGGATGAAGACGGCAATATCATCGGTCCGCCCCTTATCCACGAGGGCTGGCATGTCGACATCTACGCCGAAGGGTTAGCGGAACGACCGGACCTCGAGCCCTATGTCGTAATGCCGTCGTCGCGCCACCACGTCTTTTCCCGGCGTGCGGCTGACACCGTCGCGCTGAAGTTCCCGGACGAGGCCACCGGCCGCGCGGTCCTGGGCCTTGACTGAATATCTGACAAGCGGAGGGCCCTATGGCCGAGACACCCACGCCCGGCGGAGGCCTCGCCGATCTGATCCGTCACTTTGCGCCCTATGCCCCCGTGTTCGGCGGGGCGGTGCTGTCGATGGCGTTCGGCGAGCGGCTGACGATCCGGGGCAAGCTGGTCTCGGCCGGCGCCGGGCTGGCGGCCGCGCTGTGGATCGCGCCGTTCCTGTGCGACGTCGCGGGATTGTTCTGGCCGGGGGGTGAGCTGCCCCGGTCGGCGGTGACGATCATCGGCTTCGCCTGTGGGGCCTTCGGCATGATCGTGCTGTCGGGCCTGGCGCAGGCGGCCAAGAAGTACAGCGCCGACCCGCTGAAGCTGGTGCGGGTCCAGGTCGGCGGCGTGATCATCACCGGCGGTGCCGGCCCTGAAGGAGAAGGCAAATGATGGTGTCTATCGTCGCGGCCCTGATCGGGGGCCTGATCGTCATGGGGGTGGTGCTGTTGATGCTGGGCTGGGGTGCCCGGTTGTCGCTGGGCCAGCGGGTCGGCCTGTGTGCCATGGCCGCGGGGCTTGCGTGGAGCGGCCCTGCGCGGTTCCTGGGCCATGAGCCGGGGCTGGGCGATCTGGTGTTCCTCGCCGGGATCCTGATCAATCTGTGGGCCACGCACGGGGCATCGCTGGTGCGGGCCATCGACCGGCTGGACGGGCAAGAGGACGGGCGGCTGGGGCCTGTTGTGATCCCGATGGCCGAGGCCAAGGCGCGGGCGCGGAAGTCGGCCCGCTGAGGATCAGGCGGGCAGCCAGGATTGACTGCCAACCGTCAGGCTCACTCAGAACCGCCCCGTCCGGTTCCCTCGTCGTTGCCGCCCCATCCGGTTCCTTCGTAAGCGCCGCCCCATCCGGTGCCTTCGGAGACATCTGCTTGCCCGCTCAGATCAGTGCCCCCGTGGCCGGTATCCGCCCCTCCGCCGCTAACGTCGGTTCCGCCACTAGATTTGGTGACCACGGCGCTGTCGTTGATTGTGTACCCGCCATCGTTGGTCGTTGAACCACCCCAAAGGTGAGCGCCGAACACCGGCGGCGCATTGCGGCCATGAAGCAGTGCCTTGACCGCGGGCTCAAGGGTGACGCCGGCCACGACCACGAAGATCACGAACGTCAGGTTTTCGCGCCAGTCCCGCCAAGTCATCGGTGACCTCCACCTCCACTATACCGCATTGCCTTGGCCGGATCGAATCGGCTCTTCGGGTCGCGACATTCAGGGAAGTTGCGGTCGAGAGCCTCAACGGCGGGACCGACAGCAGAGCCGACCACACTCGGTGCAGGGGGCTGAGGGCGTCGAACCCGAGCTCGACGTCCATTCACCAAACTCTAGAAACGAAGGAGAACCCGATGACGACGAAGCTGTCGCCGCACTTCACCCTGGAAGAATTGACCGTCAGCGCCACGGGCGCTCGGCTGGGCCTGTCGAACGTGCCCACAGGGGCCGCTCTGGCCACCCTGACGGCCACGGCCGCGCGGATGGAGACGGTCCGAGCCCTGCTGGGCAACAAGCCGATCATCGTGCTTTCCGGCTATCGCAGCCCGGAGGTCAACAAGGCAGTGAAGGGATCGCGCACGTCGGCCCATATGACCGGCCACGCCGTCGACTTTATCTGCCCCGGGTTCGGTCCTTCGGCCAAGGTCGCCGCCCATCTGGCCAAGCATCTGTCGGCCTATGACCAGGTGATCGAAGAGTTCGGTGAGTGGGTCCATATCGGCTTTGGCCCCGGCGATCGGCGGCAGGCCCTGACGGCGCGCCGCGTGGGCGGCCGCACGCGGTACACGCCGGGGATTGCCGGGTGAGTGGCCTGCAGATCTTCCCCGGCCGCGCGTGGATCCCCGGCTGGGCCAAGGTGGCCGTTGCTGCGCTGGCGGTGCTGCTGGCCGGCTGGCTGGTCATGGACAGGCTGGACCAGCTGACGGCGTGGTGGCCCTGGTCGGATGAAAGCAGGCTGGCGCGGTCAGAGGCCGCCCGGATCGACGCCGAGATGAATGCCATCGCCGACCAGCTGACGGCCGAGGCCGCCGTGCGCCAGGTCGAGCGGATCGAAACCCATACGCGCGAGGTCATCACCCTGCGCGAAGCGGCCGCGACGGCGGTCGAGGAAGCCCGGAGCCCTCCCGATGCGGATACCCCTCTTGACCCTGATCAGGCTGAGCGTCTGCGCGCTGGCCACGAGCGGCTGTGTGACCTTTACGCCCCCGCCTGCGCCGCCGACCCCGCCGACGGTGCCGCTGCCCCAGGCGGCGACGCAGCTCTGTCCGGTGTACCGGCTGCCCGAGAATCCAACCCAGGCTGATTTCGAGGCGGGGTACGAGATCCGCGGCCTGCAGATCGCTGAGTGCGACAGTCGCCGCCGGCTGGCCGTCGACACAGTGCTCGAGCAGCAGCTGGCCAATGCCCGGTGGGCGGCGGAGGCGGCGAAGGTCAGGCGGTAGGCGGCGTATCCGTGTCCGGGTCGGCCGGGGGATCATCGCGACCTATGGTCGAGAGAAAGACGCTGGAGAGCAACAGGGCCATGGCCGCCCCTGAAACCGCGCTCAAGTTCTTGAGCGGGACTTCCTTGCCGCTTTCGTCTGTGATCGTGGCTTTCCCGTCGATCACCGCCAGCCGCAGGCTCTCGAGCTCCTTTGTACTCTTGTAGGCGTAATAGGCGGTGATGGCCCACGAAACCGCGCCGCCCAAGGCACCCGCGATCAGGATGTTCAACGCGGTGATTGGGTCAAAATTCATGGAGCCCTCCCGTCGAGAGGATCAGATTACATCGGCCGATCTGGGGCGCAATGGACGGCGTGCGCTTGGGAAAGGGTGCGAGGGCGCTTGGCACCGGTCCGTCAAAGCTGATTGTGGTCGGCGGAAGACTTCAGGCTCAGCCGAAGCGCTTGAGAAAACAGGACATGACACGTTCCTCAAGAGCGGCGGCAGTGATAGCGATCTCAGCGCGTCTGCTAGGAGAGGGGCTGCCACTCTCGTAATCGAGCGTGACAGCTTGGCGGAAGGCCGTCATGCAAGCATCGACATCTAGCTTCGGGTCGCGTTTTCGAAGCTGTTGGATCGCTCGACCGATCCGAGCGACTCTCTGGATCAAGAGGGGGCCAATTGCCTCCCTCCCCCGTCGAACTTGCCACGCCTCTTCGGCTTCGGTCGCAGCGGCGATGATCAAGGCTTGAGTAGCCTGTACCATCTTGAACTGCTCGTCTCGTCGCTGACGCCGGACGGACAGCACATGAATGATGAAGAAGCCGAGTAGGGCCGTAACAATACCCGGCAACGCCACCCAATAGGCGCTCGCTCCTTGAGGAGCTGAAGGACAAACTAGGACGACCCCCTCACCAGCGCCCTGGACCTGCACCTTAAGTGACTTACCCTCCCGTGCCCCCGTCTCATCCCGCGGCGCACGGCTGATGCTGTCCGGAGTTAAGCGCGAAGCTTGATGGGCCCCCGTCTCCATCTAATGTCGGCTACTGCTTCGGCTGGGCCAGCCGCACCGACTCCATCGCTTCAGCCAGATAAGTGGGGTCCTCGTCTGAGAGGATCTTGATCCGCTCGTCGAATTCGCGCTTGGTCAACACGCACTCTCGGATCAACCCGCCAAAGGCCTCGTCCAAGAAGGACGATCCATAGCCGCGAGTTCCGTCCAGGTCGACAATTAGCGAGTGGTGCGTCTTCAGTTGCTTCTCAAGCAGTTGGCGGAATTTCTCTCCACTCCAGCTCCCTTGCTTAATGAAGCGGGGACCCGGGGTCTTGGAGAAGTCGCGAGCCACGGAAATTCTGTGTTTCACGAGTCGACCGTCACCGGTTTCGAATGTCTGAAGCGCCATTGTATCAATGTTCCACCGAGGGGCAACGCGCGGTCGGCCCGTTGGGTTCGACCGCGTGCATATAGGTAGTTACCTTGGCTGCTGTAAACAATTAGCTCTCCATCATCACAGAAATCAACGAACTTCCGCATCGTTGCGAAACCCTTTCCGCGTCCCTTCTGGCGTGTCGAGGATTCCCCTGAACGGGTCGCGACTTCGATGAGAAGGCTGTCGCGCGGGTGGAGGCCCTCAGCCTTGGCGAGAGACTCAGCCTTAACCAACAACGCAGGCTCAAGAGTGGCAGGTATCCCGACACCTTGGTCGAAGAGCAGGATAGAAACTTCCTGCGTTGAAACGTCAAATGCCGCCGACAGCCACCAGCGATGCCCCAACGACTGGTGCTGGGGCTTGAGTTTGTAGGCATGCTCCCTGGCATTCTTCATCGCCTCAACGATTGCACCTTGGAGGTACCGCTTGCTCGTTTCGTCCATGGGGACGGTGTCATGAATAATGCCCGCCAGCCGGTCTACGAAGTCGGCCGAACGGTCAGCGGTCACCATCGCGTCGGTCAAAAATGGAAGAACGACCTTTGTCTTCGAAGGATCTGGCGCGCCCGCCGGCGGCAGCTGGTCTCGGATCTCGAGCAGGCGGAAAAATCCAGCTTCTTGGAGCTGACGATAAATATCGGGGCTGCTGGGGTAATACCCGCTGACTGCCGGCCGCCCGTGGACTTTTCGGAGATTTCGGCACCGATGGATCTCAGCAGTTAAGACGACGAGTGCGCCAGCCTCGATTGCCTCAACGTCATGGAAAAATAGATCAATAGGCTGGTAGTCCTCGAGCGCATATCGACGGATGGCTCCGATGAATTTCATCGTTTCATGGTAGTTTTCCCTGAGAGAGAGATTCTTCGGTACGCTCAGGGGAATCCGGAGACGTTTCGGCGCTGACGCAGGTATGGCGTGTCGATTTTTCTCGATGAGAGCTAGAAGACGTCTTCGGCGCGCCCCGGCGTCCTCTCTGCGGCGAGCTCGGCGCATGGTGCGCTCGCGCATGAGCCTTACCTCGCGAATTTTCTTTTCGGGGGACACGCGCCGCATAAGGCCCGAATAACGCGATTCAGCTTCAGAATATCAACCAAAACCCGTCAGGAGCTTCACGGCTGCTGCAGCACCCCATCCGCCAGCGGCCGCTGCAGTTCCTTGGCGATGTCCCACGGCGCGGTGAGCCAGGTCTCGAGCTCCTCGGCCTCGGTCAGGATGACGGGCATGGCCTTGGGGTGGACGGCGCCGACCTCGGCGTTCGGGGTCGTGGTCAGGAAGGCATAGAGGTCAGCCGTAACCTCGCCCTCCTTCAGCTTGCGGGTGCTGGTCCATTGCGGGACCCAGATGCCGGCGAAGAAGGCTAGGGGCTCGGGATCGTCGCCCGCCAGCCGGAACCAGACAGGCTCGTATTTGCCCTCGGCGTTCCGGCCGGGCTCGCTGAAGGCGGTGAAGGGGACGAGGCAGCGGTTCTCGGGCTTCAGCCAGCGCCGCCAGTGCGGGCTGGACGTGTTCCGGACATTGGTGACGCCCTTGTCCGTCTTCTTGCCCTCGAGGGCGAAGGCGGGGGAGGGCAGGCCCCAGCGCGCCGTCGCCAGAACACGAACGCCGTTCGTGGCGTCCTGGCGCACGATCGGGGCGGGATAGTCGGGATAGACGGATCCGCCCTCGAGGTTGCCGGCCTGGTTCTCCATCGCCCGCGCGAGGTCGAGGATTGCGGCCGGGCCTTTCCGGAGGCTGTAGAGGTTGCACATGGGGCGACGCTACTGCGGCCCCTCGACCGGCGCCACCCACTTTCCCATGACCATGCGCCAGCCGAGAGCCGTCAGCTCGGCGCGGCGGCGTTCGGTGTAGTGCCACCAGGCGGGGTCACGATCGCCGATGGTGTCGAGGGGCTTGGGCCAGCTTCCGGAGCGGTCCGTGAAGGTCACGCGGCCAGGGCAGTTCGGCGCGGGGCAGCGCGGCTTGCGGTTGGCCAGGGTGAAGTCGCAGCCCTTGGCCTCGAGGATGCGATTCAGGTCGACGTCGCCGTGATGAGCGAGCTCGACGTCGCAGGTCCAGCCGATGCGTGCCTGGCCCTGCAGAAGGTCCCAGACGGTTTTCAT